TTATTTAATTGTGTCTTTGTGTACCCATCCATTATTACTTGGCGAATACGTTCTACACCAAATGTTGCCTTCTGCATCTTGAATTTCCTCAAAGATGTATACAGTCTCGCCTTTTTTAAGCGTTCCAATTTCTTTGTTGAATGTGTAGTTACTGAAATCACTACCTGCACGCTGTCTTAACGATGCAGTATATTGAATCGTTCCTTTATAATGTGGTGTCTTAGACCATGCTTTGATACGTTTTGAACCTTTAGTTGCAGGTTTTTTAACAGGTGGCGATTGTTTCACCACTTTTTTAGGTGCAGGTGCAACTTTCTTAACAGGTGCATCGCCATTCATATATTTCACAACTAGATTGTCAATCACAGTCATATCACGTCTATTATAACCACAAGCAGCTAATAGATTACCTGGATCTTGTTTATCAGCTTGGATATCTTGATGACCAGGCATTTGATTACGTGGATTAATATCCCACGAATTACATAAAGCTGCCATAATTCGACAAGCATTATCTAACGATTTAAGAGATTTATTTCTATCACTGTAGTATGATGCTTCAACACCAAACGCTACATCGTTTGCATCTGCACCATACCAAGCGTTATCTGTTGGTGTATTGTAAATCACATGCCATGCTTTTTCAGTTACAGGAATACAGATAATACATTCAGTATCATCCACAAAGATATGTGCTGATGCAACACTATCCCATGGTTGCATATAAGTATTCTTATAGTAGTTCACGTTCTGTTGTGCTGTTGTGTTAGGGTTTCCTGTGTCGTGGAATACTGCGAATTTAGGATTACCACTGTTCAATCTTTGTCCTGTTCTTCTTGTTCCGATAGGTAAGAAATCTGTGTATACTGGTACACCATTCCAAGTTCCAATTTTTGTTTTTGCCATAATTTAATCTTCTCCTCTAATTTTGTATTTAAAAAAGACAACTCATAGTGAGCTGTCTTAATGTATTTCTTCGTTCTTCTCAGCTTGAACCTTAACACTTACGTCAACCTGTCCACCTGGCAAGTCTTTAGAATGTTTAGCTGTAAATTCTTCTTTCACTTCAGTTGTGATTGACTGCTTATCATTCTCACTTAAGATAACTGCTAACTTCTCCGAAATATTTGTTGGGATTAATACGCCCATCTGCGCACAATTTTCAACAATAGATAGTCCCTCATTTGCGATATAGAACATAATCGTGACAATGACCAATCCACCATTCAATTGAAGTATCTGATCAATAATATTCGCTAATACGATGATACAGAATACCATCAATTTTCTAGCAAAGCCGAATAGCGATTTTCTAGACCATAAGTTCTTGTTATACACTGCTTTAGCAATACCTGTCACGATGTCTACTAGCATCAATATACATAAGAAGTGTAGTAATCTGATATCTCCTCCATATAAATAAATTTTAAGCATCTCTATATTTTCCAAATTCATTCCTCCGATTGTTATCCACATTTTTTACCACCTCTTATAACGTTTCTTCTACCACTTGACCATCTTCTGTGTACTTAATACGTGTAATATCTTGTTTAACGTAGAATGTCTTAGTTCCATTATCGAAGATACCTGCTAACATATTCTGCATCTTACAGAACTGTTTCGCCTGTTCTTCTTCTTTAAACTTAAAAGCAGTGTTTGGTGTAGCGCCTGAAACAAATCCATTCGAATAGTTACGTGTTAAACAACTTTCATCACCGTTGATGTTTCTTTCTACTAAATAAAACTCTTGAATTTTTTCTGTCATTTTGAATGACCTCCTGTTTTTTATTTATAAAAAAGAAGCTACAGATTATTCTGCAACTTCTTGATTACCGTTTTTTATTTGATCTAATTCTTCTAAAGCATCGTCTAGCATAGCTTGTACCATCACTTTATCCGATAACGCCATCATAAGTTGTTGTTGTAGTAATGCTACTTCTTTTTCTAAATTACGTTGTTGATTCATTTAGTTTACCTTCCAATTCTTTAAATTTGTTTTCTAAGTCACTAATCTTGTTTCTAAGCTCATCGTTCTCAAATGCTAATTCTTGAACAGCTTTCGTGTTCCACCATAAGACTTCAGTTCCGTCATATCCATCGCCATTTCTCCATTCTGCTGGAAATTGGTCTAGGTTTGAATTTTCTCTAAGTACAATACCATGATGTATTCTAGCGTATAGAGTATCCGATTCAGAATTGACTTTGTATGAATGTAACATTAAGTCGTTTTTATATATGTCTAATACATTATAGTTCCATTTTTCGATGTTATTTTTGTACTTTTCATGAGACATTGCGTTCCAACTACCGAACCTAATATCTGCCCAGACATCTGTAGTACCAGTTCTAGTGAACTTAACTTCCCCACCTGAGCCAGGTCTAATATACAAATGCGAGCCTGGTATATGTCCGTTATAATCTATCCAGGGAGCGTAAATGCCATCTGAACGCAGTTTAGCCCAATTGTTTGTTGTACCAGTAGCCGTTAAACGTACTTCTCCCCCATACGCTGGTCTAATATAAAAGTGTGATCCTGGTATATGTCCGTTATAATCAATCCATGGTGCATAGATACCGTTTGAACGAAAGTTAGCATAAGAAGTTTCTCCACCATCGTTATAAGTTGCTCGAAGTTCCCCACCACGTTTTGGTCTGATATAGAAGTGAGCACCACTAATTTCATTGTTTGCATCAACTGTAGAGAAATATCCTTTGTCAGCACGAACGCTTTTATATCCACCTTCTACCAAACCATCTGACATTATCCTTAGTTCGCTACCATCAATCCCTATATACCCATTTGCATTTAACGGAAATTTAATAGCTAAAGTTCGTATTGGTCTATATGCATAACTGCCAATTTCACCATCACCAGGAATACCATTCATATTAACGACACGTGCTTCTGCGTTCGGTGCTGTGCCAAGGTACACGTTACTTACAGATGTGCCTACAGCAGAAGTTGTTACTAATGTCGGTGTTAAACTGAAAAGTAACGAACCACCATTGTTAAAACTTTGAATACCATTCAAACTGATATCCATTCTAGATCCATTGTCACGATTCATTGTGATTGAGCCATTTTCAATGTTGACACTAGCCTGTTTATCTCTTGCTTCAAGACGATAAGCTATAACCTCAATCGCTTGTATTTCTTTGATAAATGCCGATTTACTCGTCAATCTAGTTATATTTGCACTATTAGAAAATAATTTATCTATAATTGCTGTGCCAGAATCAATGTGTTCTGCTTTAATCACATTAGAAGTGAGTATATTAGACCTCAAATTTGAAATATTTGCATTAACTGCTTCAAGAGATTTTGTTTTTATTATCTCACTAAAAAGATAATTTGAACCTAAAGTGTTCGCGAACATATTATCAGATATCAACCTGTTTATTAATAGATCGTCTATTTGCAGAACAGATGATGGTAACGCGTTCGGTTGTTTTAAGGCACTCAATCCATTATCTATTTCATCTGACAGTCTTTTTTCTGCCGATTCAACTTCAGATTGCGCATTAATCTTTACTTGTTCAATAGCTTTAGCGAAACTCAGTGTTTGCTCTTCAAAGTTTGCATCGAATTCTTTTTTGAGCTTAACAATGTAGCTATTAGCTTCTTTTTTTGTTTCTTTGATTTCATTGCTTATACGCTCTCTATACTTATCTTGTTTAAAATAAGTATAATCGCCTAAACCTAATTCCGTTAAGTCGTGATTAAGAAGGTTCACTCTCATATTTTCTACACGAGCTTTTTTAACGATATCAATTTCTTTGTAGATAATCGCGATTTCATCACCTAAATAGTACTCTCCTACCTTTGAAACAGTAGTCGAGTATGTGACTTTAGGCACGCAGTTTTGTTTTAACCACTCCCATGTTTTATCAGCTAAAACTTTCTGATCTTGGATATCACTAAATTCAATTATCGCTATTCGAGGTTTTATTCTAGCTGTTTTTTCGTCATAGTATCCATATTTTTCTGTAGCGCTAACGATTTCTAAATAATCTTGACCTAAAGGCTTGTTGTAACCATCTTTAGACCACGTCAAATCATCAAAAAGGACTTTAGCGTTTAAAGCTGTATTCGTATCATCACTGGTCCCTCTCCCTATCGCTGCAGTATAAACTTCTGCATCATCTTGCTCTTGCGTGATACTGAGTATGTTTGTTCCGTAATGATATCTATCGCCAGTCCATCTGCCTAATTTATTACGAATATAAATATTTTTAGAAGTAATATTCCTGCCATCAAAAGAAAAATCATAGTCAAACTCTACATTATATTCTTCGATAATTAATTTTCTAGCATCTATCGGTGTCATATAATACAAATCTATATTTTTTTCTTTTGTCGTGTCGTAATCTCGAACAGTCCACCCTGTACCCTCAAACGCGATATTCGCAACGTTGCGAGCATCAGCATTGATTAGTCGCTTATCGCGAATAACACTCATCGCTTTAGCTTCGTCGAAAAATAGATGAACACCTGTAATAATCAGTTGTTTGCCATCAATTTTTCTATTATGGATTTTATACAATTGAAACTTTTTACGATAGTCAAAATGGCCGAAAAATAAAGCGTTATCGAATGATTTCTTATGATTGAAGATTTGACCCTGTTCAGTTTTATAGAATAGAGGAACTTCAATTTCAGCAGTATACAGACCATTTATTTCAAGTTCTTGAATTGCACTAACGATATTTCTGCGAGGGATAACTTTTATCAATTCTTTTTTGACATTGAATAGATAAATCATAAAAATACACCCCGATATTTAATGGTGATTTTGCTTGGTGTAGGAATGAAGGAGACTTGATCTCCTGTTTTAATGTCAAATTCTTCCCAATCAGATGTGATATTAAGATTAGTCAAAGCATTGGTGTCTAAATTTGATTTAGTAATCCTATTCTCTAAAACATCTATCTTGTATATCTTTTCTACAGATGGATTTAAGTCTACGAGTTTTATACCTTTTTTAGTTTTCGTATTGATAATATCTAACGTAGTGCCTACTCCAGAATATTCGACTTCAATATAAGGTTTAACAGGAAAGTCGCTTAATATACTCAAAATTGCCGAGCTACTGTAACTTATAGTCTGTACATCAGAGTATTTGAATGGATCAGTGCATAATATATCGATATTAAATATCTGTTCGTTCGAATCCTCTTTAGGATTGTCGCTGGCTGTATAAATACCATAATATACTCTGTCTATTTCATCGCTAAAGCGTATAGATACTATCTCGCGTTTCGAAAACATTTTATTCAACTGTTCATACTTTTTTCTCAAAGTAGCGTTATCTTTAGCGCTAATCAACATCTCTATCTGTAATGTTCTAGCTTTCAATGTAGCACTTTGAAATAGTTCTCCATCGATACCGTCAGGAGTAACTGTATTAATGTTGTATTCTAATGCAGCACGACCTGTCACGTTCAATGTGATGATATCACAGTTAATATCAGATAGAGTTTTATCTATATTTACATCGTTATAAATCAGTTGATTGGCACTAGTCACGCTAGAATGCGCTATGTTATTCATATCTGTAAAATTATAATTCATTTATCCACCACCTAAAAAATAAAGGCTACCACTTGATAGCCTTTACACATTATATGTTTCTTGAAGTCTTACTCTTGAATTTTGTTTATCGGTGATATCACCAACAAAAGCATTGTAGTCACGATTTCCTAATGCAAAGTTAGCATTTAAGGTAACGCCTATAGGCTCGCTTCTTACTGTATTAACGACATCAGCATTAACCTGTGAAGCGATGTTCGCTGTAGCGTTTCGTAAGTTTCCTGTTAGATCAGGTAAACCACTAACGAACCGAGGTGTAAATGCTTCAGATACACGTTCTGATAAGTTAGCCATTTTATTAATAGATTGTGTTCTCAATTTATCTATTCCACCAATAAAACCTTGCATCGTATATATACCTAACGCTTTAAATACACGTGATGGAGAATGGATACCTAACTTTTTCTTAACAGTATTCGTAATAGTGTTTGCGATACGCTCAGCTGCCTTTTGCAATGCTTTGTCTTGTTTCTGCAATCCTTGAACGATTCCTTTTGCAGTATTAAGACCTACAGTGTAGAAATCTTTAGCTTGTCTTTCAGCTAAACTGCTAGTAACACTCATAATTTGCTTTTGCACAGTGTTAATTTGCTTGATTGTATTCTTAGAAGCGTTTGCTAATATCTTAGCTTGTCCTGCGCCACCTTCAACGCCAGCACTTAATAAATCTGCGATGATATTCTTATGAACACCTTTTTTCTTAAGCGCATTGATGTTCTTAGCATAGTCATTTACTGCTTTTAATCGAGCACGCATATCTGCTACTAATCCTTGTTGAGTTGAAACCTTAGAATTTGATATTGAACCAAATGAGCGTGTGCTATCGATAATGCCATCTTTAAAATTCTGTCTATCTTTCAGAACTTGTTTCAAGTTATCTTGTGCGACCTTTAGTTTATCAGCAACTTTTTCACGCTTATTAGCAATACTTAGTAGCTGATTAGTACTCTTGCTTAGCGTACTTCTCAACTTAGTAATTGTATTCTTTTGAACAGTATATGCTTTATTCTCTTTTCTTAAGTCAATAAGCTGTTTATTTAATCTTGATCGTGTGCTTTTCCAGATTTTCCTCTTCAATTTCTGCTGAATACTTGCAATCTTCTTATTATTAGCACTTAATTTATTACTAGCACTTTGAGAAGTCTTGCTCAATGATTCATAGAACGATTTAGAGCCTTGCTTCGCTTTATCGTAAGAATTAGTTTTCATCATACTTAATGCTTTAACAGCACTATTCGCCATAGTTTTAGAAGCCTGGATAACTTGTGGTACTTTTTTCATAATACCGATTGCGAAACCTTGACCGAACCATTTACCATCTTTCATAGTAACTCGAGAAGGAGAATGAATTTTTAATGCACTTCTAATTTGAGCAGATGCAGCATTTGCAATACTAGCAGCAGTAGCCATTACTGCACCACGTTGACTATTCATACCGGCGATAAATCCACTCATAACATAACTACCGGCGGAACTAAATTGTCCATAGGCTGACCTCATTACGCTAGCACAAGCTGCCATAGATGATGTTGTAACTGATACGGCTTGTTGCCCACCACTTCTGAATGCTGATACCATCGCCTGCATTCCTGACACAGATGCGCTTCTTACTGCACTCATTCCACTTGAAGTAATTGAAGTAATTCTCTGCATTGCACTCGCCCATGCTTGAGCAATACCACTAGCTCCTGAAGTGAATGACGACCTCATAGAATTCATATTCGATTGAACATTACTACTCATATTAGAAGTAGCTGAGCTCGAAGTGCTACTCATATTTTGGAACTCAGAGTTTATTCCTGATGTCATACTAGCGATATCACCAACACCTTGACTACTCATTCCGCCAAGTGAGGATAGTACATCAGCATTTAAACTACTAGCTTGACCTGAACCAGCACTGTATAAACTCGCAAATTCTGCCTGTGCACTACCTGACATTCCTGCAAGTAATCCAGTTGTTTGAGCAGACATGCCACCTACACTACCTAATACAGCAGCTTGCATTGCACCTGATTGAGAAGTGGCAGTCCCATTAATCATTGCCCATTGAGAATCGTTAATCATACTCATTCTATTCATATTCACATCAAAGCCACTAGTCATCAAAGCACTATTTGAAGTAACATCACTAGCCATCTTAGAAGTATTAATGTTAGTGGCATTCGCCATCCTACCAGTTGCTTCCTCAGTTTTTGTTGCTGTCATTCCTAATTTTTCAGAAATCCAATCCAAAGCACTTCCTAAACCTTGCTTGATACCCTCACCGATTCCAATAAAGAAATCTACTAATGGCGCCAAGAAATTCCTGAAGGCTTCGAATTTTTGATAACAGATAACGACAGCAGCAATCACTAAACCAATCGCAGCCACCACTAATCCAACAGGCGTTAACAAAAATGCGAAAACACCAGCAACAACCGATATTATAGTACCTAATATTCCTAATGCTGTAGTTAAAACTCCTACAATTGTCGTTACTAAAGCTATTGCACTTTGTACTGCAAAAAAAGCAACGACCAGGCCTGCAATAACGCTAACAACTGTAATAATCCATTGATTCGCTTCTATAAATGATGCTATCCATGTCGTAATAGTTGCCACTAATGATACAATACCAGAGATCACAGGCATAAATGCTTGTGATAAAATGCCTAAAGAAGAAACAATTAGTCCGAAGATATTCATAATAACTTGACCTACTGCGCTTATAATTGTCTGTATATTTTGCCATATAATAGATACGTTACTTCTAAATTTTTCGTTAGATTGCCATAATCCTACGATAGCCATACCTATAGCTACAAAAACACCTATAATTGCTAATACAGGTCCTGAAAGTGCAGTGAAAGCACTACCTAACAACCTCAGAGCTCCTTGGAGTAAAGTGGACTCACCTTTAAATTCAATAAACTTCATTATTAAAGGCTGCAACGCATCATATATCCCTAAAATTGTCGGAATAGTTGCCATTGCAACACCGATCAAACTAATTAAAGCACCTACAATTTGTGCTACAACAGGATTCGTTTGAAATAGTGTGCTTAACCATTGAGCAAATGCAGTGACTAATTGCAACACCACCTGTCCCAAAGGCGCAACTGCAATACCAAAGTTGACTACTGCCATAACGATACTACCGATTAAACTCATAATCGTCGGGCCATTCGTCTGCACATACTCGATAAACTTCTGGAATCCATCTGATGCTGCTATCGTGGCGCTCCATTCTGCAAATTTTGTACTCATCTGCACCAATGAATCGAATAAGGTCTGTGAATTAGGTGCGAAGGCTTTGAATAGATTAAAGATACCTTCAAATACGTTGCCGAAAATCTGACCTATTTTAGGTAAGCTTTCCTGCACGAAAGCAATAAAATTCTTAATACCTTCAGCTGTACTTACTTTCTGAGACCAGTTATTGAATTGAGTACCCATATTTGAGAAACCTTTAGCCACCCATTCGAATAGAGGCATAAAGCTAGTAAATAAAGATATTAATCCACTACCAAATTTTCCTGCAGCACTCATGATATCCTGAAATACAGTTACACCTGACGTTTTCATCACATCAAAAAAATTCTTCGCTACAGGGCTTGTCTGTGACCATTTAAGCACACTTGCAGATAATCCTTCCATGCTTTTTGAGACACCTGTAATAAACGGTGTAAGGCCTGTAAGTGCTGTTTTAGCAATGTTAATACCATTCGTCATCGTTGAGAAAATACTGCCAGCATTCTTCTGCGCCAGGCTTTCCCATTCCGATTTGAACGAACTTAACGAACTTTCAAATTTCTGCGTTGCATCACTCGCTTGAATTGCGCCATCTTTATACATCTTATACGCTGATATTGCCAAAGCGCCAAATGAAGCTACGCCACCACCTGCCACTGCAAACGCTCCTACTAACCCTAACGCACCGCCACCAACAACTGCTATAGCGTTACCCACTGCCATAATTGCGGGGACAAGTGCTGCAACAATAGGTATTAAAGCAGTAAAAGAACTCACTAGCGAACCTTTTATCATATTTGCACTGACAGTGCCAAAAGCGCGAATACTATTCGCTAGTTGGTCCATATCATCGCCAAATTTATTATTAACGTTTTGAATTTGTCTCCAACCTGCTGAAATCCTACTAAAAACATTTCTGTCGTAATCCACATCTACTCGAGTACGTACTTTGTTTGGAATGGATTTAAGCATAGCTTTGAAACGTTTGATATTCGCATTTGCTGCACCTGTCTGAACATCGACATCAATTTTCGGACGTTCTTTAGATAATCGTTTCGCACTCAATCTAACTTGACGTAGATTCTTTATTGCTTCAGCGTTTCTAGCGATAATTTCAATTTGTGCTCGTTTGCCGTCTAGCATTTCAGTAAGTCGTTTTGCACTCTCTACTTTTTTTCTTAATGGTTTCACATCACCATCAATTTCAATATCGTCAACCTTTTTATTTTCAAGTTTTTCTAACATCACGACCGCTTGATCAATAACACGCTTTAAGCGACTGTTATCGCCTGTAAGCAAGGCTTCTAACGTATAACTATCTTTTATATCTGCCATTCCATCACCTCACTTTACTTTTTATTTCTTTCTGCTAACATGTCTGCTATTTTTTTCTTTGATGGACCATTCGTTTTCTTCTCGACATCATCGTGGAAATCACACAACTGTCTTTCAGCCTTCTCATAATCAAAGAAATCTTTAAATGATTTATAAGCATATTCAGTACGCTTGTTCTTTCCTGCACCTTTTTCTATCTGAGCTTGTGCTTCACGTTGCAGATAAGCAACTTTATGCATTCGATACTCATCGTATAAATCGCGTTCATTCTTAGCATGTGATAAGCAGTAGAACTCTGTTAAGGTCATTCGATTAACTTCATCGATAGACTGCTTACCAAAGTTCGCCATACTTTTAATCACGATGTCCCAATAAGTAACTACTGTACTGTTGTTTGTGTCGGCACTGTCACTTCGATGTCTTTTACTAGATCTTGGGTCAAAAAATGATGTTTCATTTCATTTAGTACTGCATCACAGAATGCTTGTAATGAGCCGAACTGTTCTTTAACAGCTTTAAGTACTTCTAGTACTTCGTCTTCCGTCTTTGGTCGCCCTGGTTGATTTAGCGTCAATGCTGGAATAATCTTTGCTAACGCTAGTGGATTTGCCGTTTGTAATTTTGGCACTAACATTTCAAAGCCTTCACCTAAGTTAATTTTCTCTATTTCTAGTCCTAGTGCTTTATCTACTGCATTTAATTCACCTAAACCAAATTTTAATTCTAATACTTTACCGTTTGTATTAATTGTCAACATTATATTTCCACCTTTTTTAGTTAATTTTTTTATATAAAAAAGAGGGAGATTCACCCCCCTCGTATATTACACTCCGACGCTTGGCTCAGATGGTAATGTAGCTAAACCATCTTTAGGAATATCTGATGCAATCATATCGTGGAAAGCATAACCTAAAACTCCACCATTTTTTAAATCTTCTGGAGGTACAGTTACTAATCCGATTTGACGCGTGCCAAATGTAACGAACGTACCTTCTACAGTAGGGTCATCTTCAGACGGAGAAGTTGCTTCCCACTCAGTTAAATAGCCTTGACGATATTCCGCTTGAAATTTACCAGTCGATTCAGGATTAGATGATTTTTTCGAAAGGTCTACTTCCCACACCTCGATAGCATCACCGTCTACAATAGATTTTTCTAACATCTTATAAGCATCATCTTTAGTAGATTGTAATGCTTTGATAGAAATCTCATCTTCTAGCTCGCCTTTTTTAAAAACTTTACCTGCCTTTGTAATAACTGCATCACGTTCTCGTTTATATGATTTTGAATGTTCTTGCTGTAAAACTAAAGTTGCTGCTGTCTTGTCACCTAATTTTCTGAAATATAATACTTTTGATACACCATCTGCAATTTGCATATGATCACTCCTTAATTTATTTGATATGTTACTTCTATTGAACCATGTAATAGTTCATCGTTAGTCGTTCTGTCTGTTACTTCTGTCACGTTGATTCTCTTTACCTTCAATGCATAGGTATCACTCAATTGAAAGTCTATAAGTAACTGTTCGATTTGAAACATTGTCTTGTCATGTAGACCTCTATCTTCAGCTAAATGCCATGTGTCTACATTGAGCGTCACTATCATATCCCTATTCAATTTTTGTGTGCTCCTATAGTCCGTCAGGCTGTGTTTAAGCACTATAAACGGATAAGGTACTTCGCTCATAGGCAATAAATCGTATACTCGATAACCTAACATCGAAATAGATGAGAATACTTCGTCGTATAATTGTTGACGCGGCGACTTCATCTAATCACCTCGTTTTTTCCTCTAGTATGTTCATTACTTCCAGTTGATTTTTGTAAATTGATATAAAAAAGAAAGGTTGCGCGTCCATATAACGCGTACCTTTCTCAACGAACCCTGAATAATGCGCAGGTGACGAAAGTGTCCCTTTAGCAAATCCTGTTTTCGAATAATTTATCATTCGTCTTAAGTTACCTGTAGTGTAGCCTTTGGTAAATACTGCGTTACTCGTTACTTCACGCTCAAGCATTATCCCGATTTCTGAAATAGCATCATCTAACTTCCTGTCAGAGTTTCGACTATGATTTTTTAGGTCTCTCTTCATTCGACTTAGACCTTTCCACTTCACCATGATTGCACCTTTAAAGCGTATATGATGACATCATTGTCATAAGATGTGACTTTAGTTATCTTATATTTTTCATCTTTAATAGATGCGTGTGTAACCCCTATCACATCTTTATTGAGCAATCTTATTGTCGTATCTGCACTTGTAAGATTCCCGAAATTTTCAAGTTGTCTCTTGTTAGAAATTCCTGTGACAAAGCAAGTTGTATCTGTAATCAAACTCAGTTTATTTACTGTCTTACTCAGGCGTGTGTCGTACTCCGATTTTTGAGCGTATAATTTAACACGATGTTTATCCATCAAAAAAACACCACCGAACCACGAGTAGCTTCATTAGTAGGTTGATAGCGTTCAAATATGTGATGATAAGCATCAAACTCGTTATCATATGATACGGAAAAACCTTCAATTGTTTTAGATTTCATTCCCTCACTGCCACGTCTGTAATAACGTGCTACAGATACTTCTTCGACAATATAACTGAGTTCTACAGGTACTTCTAAAATGCCTGGTAAATAACCTAACATTGCTTTCTCAACATTCGATATGATGAGCTTAAGTAAATCGTCTTGTTTATCATCTTCGATACCAATCTGCAGTTTTACATTACTCAACGTCTGCATAAATTTCACCTTCAATCAACTTCTCTAGATCATCACGTTTTGTTTTAGCAGGTACATTAATCTGATGTTTTTGAGCGATACTTTTTAATTCACTTAATGTTAATGCTTTAATAACAGGCGCACCATTATTATTATCATCGCTTGATAACGCGCCATAACGTTTCTCATCATTAGTATGATAGATATCATCAATCGTATAATGCTTATTTTCTACTAAATCAGTAAAATTAACAATCGCCTTTCCTAACATATAACCACCACCTTATAATAAAATAGAGTGGCAACTAAACCACTCTTATACTCCCACACCAGCCACAGCAGGCTTAATTTTTACTTTGATTACTGCATCAACGTTTTCAGGGAATAACGTTACTGCATGTGTTAAAACTGTTTCAGATGTTAATCGACGTGAATTAATATCATGTAATACACCAACGAAACCTGTTTCATCAGTAGCAAATTCGAATGCACGTGATAACTCACCACGAGGGTTAGCATATGCAGCATTTAAGTTCTCAGCTACTGTCATCCACACTTCCCCTTTTGGTACATCAGCAAATTCAATTACTTTAACGCCTACATAATCAGTAAGTAAGTTCATACCAAATTGTGCACCGTTAGAGTTGATTAAACCTTTTGCCATATGTTCTGCTGTATCATTTGGGTTTACGAACGCGATAGGTGTTACTTCATCATCAAGTAGCACCGAAAGATTCGCACGTCCTTTTGATAACGCACCTTGTAAATTTTCTGCTGTTAATGCTTTGATATCGTTTGTACGTGATTCATTTTCGATTGCTGCTTTTAAAGTTGAGAAGAAGTCAGCGCGAAATTTCTTTTGAGTATAACGAATTAATTCACGATCAGTACGATTGATTGCTAAGTCATACCCATGTGCTTGAATAGCTTCAGCAGATGTTGCTTTAGCGTACTTTTTGAACTTAAGTTCTGTAATAGCTACTTGCTTACGTTCAACTTTAGTTAAAGGAATCTCTTCTCCCTCAGCTACAACGCCGTTTGGTGCCGTTGAATCAACTACAGTGAACGCGTACTGTTTCAACACCGAACCAACGTTCATTGGAATTTTATTCGTTACGTTTAATGCTTGAAATAACTTATCAAGGCCAACTCCTAATTTATTAGCGAAGTCGATAGATTTCGCTTCTCCTAGTGCTCTTACATCAGTTAAATTTCTTTCTACTGTCATATATAAATCCTCCTGTTACCTAAAAAGGTGTCTATTTTGTGCGATTGCATTTTGTCGTTGCAGATCATCTTCAATCGCTAAGATATCTGCTTTCGTTAATCCTGTGGCCGTCAGATTTTTAGGCGACTTCTGTCTTAACGTTTCTTGCAACTTACTATTGACTGCATCATTAAATGCTTCAGCGAACACTTCAACATTCTTCTGAGTTTCCTCAGCTGTCGTCTTAACGATAAAATCTAGTACATCGTCTTTTACATTGATATTGCGTTCAGCTAACATATTGCTCGCTTCTTTACGCATATCATTTAATGCTTCACGCTGCTTGTAATCTTCAAGTTCACGTTTCATTTTTTCAATTTCATATTCTTGCTTTTGCTGAGCGTTCATCTTTGCGAGTTTTTCAGCTTCTTTAATCGCTTCTTCACGCTCTTTGTCTTTTTGCTTTAGTCTGCGAGTTAACTCGTTTTGTAACCTCTCGTTAAACTCATCTTCTGTGTAAGTCTTAACTTTCTCTTCTGTCTCAGTATTTTCCTGACCATTCTCAATAGTTTCTTCAGTAGTTTCATCTTCAGAAAAGAATTGGATATTTAATTTCAACATGTTGTCATTAATCATTTTTGCACCTCGCTTATTTTCTCTTGATAAGTTTATAGTCGTTGCATGGTTTGGACTTATGATCACTTGCGCCTTTTATTGTCTTAAGCATGGTTTGGACATAAAAAATAACCGTCAATCTCTCGACTGTCAACTACTCATCTAACATGTAATTAATAATCTGTTCGAACATTGAAACTGTTTCAGGGAATACCGTAGCGATATACTTATATGCCTTTAGGTTAGTAACTAGCAGACTGTATAATTCCGCGAATATTTCCGTTGTAAGTGAAGAATAATCTTCCCAATAACCTGGGCCATGACCATATCCAAAATGATATCCACCTTCAGTTATGCCTTCTACTATAGAAGATAAGGCTATCCAATCAGATTGTTTTCTGTTTGTAATCTTCTTAGCGATTATGTCTATCGCTTTTTCCTCGTCTACATGATGCTGTCTCATTGTTCGCTTTATCAAATTCTGCCATTCTTTTTTAGCAATATCACTAATATCTTCGTTATCGTTATTATGCATTAGTAGACTTGCTGCAAAAAGTTTACCCATGCCCGTACCATTCGCATAGTTACTGTCTATCGCATGTCCAACCTCATGAAAAAACGGTCTAGCGTATTCTGTTTCGTGGCTACCTTCAACACCAAAGTCCATATAATCCTCTTCAATGTGAATAGCATTGCTATCGAAATCATAGTAAGTATTATCATCTTTCTTTATCTTTACGTCGGCATACTGATTAAACAACTGTACAGCACGTCTGTCAGCTTTATTTAACTGTTCTAATACGTTCTGTTGCTCTTCTTCATTTAACGCTCTGTTATAGTTGTCTGTGAGATAAGGGGGTTGGTTGTTTTCAACTTTTTTTACCGCCCTTTTAACTTCTTGTATGTCTAACTGATCTAAACGTTCGATGATATCATCAATATCTGCCATCACAGCATCATTCTCCGCATCTGCTTCACGTTCTATCTGCTCGTCATCGATGTATAAATCGCCATCTTCTTCATCCCAATCGCTCTCTTCTTTGCGACTATATGGAATAATTGTACTTCTACAGAACGCATGCATCGGAGGTGCGTTGATACCTGGCTTCATGTCTGATACATCGAATACTTTATCGTTAAGACTTCTGCAGGTATGTGTAGTTCTGTTATCTAAAACTGCAAGATACTTATATTTAATAACTCCTAGATCTTTAAAGCTTAATCGCTTTGCTTCAATCTGTACTCGTGACACTTCTGTTATAAGTAATCGTCTAGCTTCATAGTCACTTCTACCTGTTAATTCACGTAATCGTTTAACAGATTCTTTAGGATGTCTGCCTCTTAAGACTGTACTTATTGCAGTTTCATCTACTATCTTTCTAACTTCGTCCATGTTACTCCATAATCTTTTTGACCACGTCGCATCATAGTAAGAAGCGTTGATGATTGAATCGATATCACTTTGTTTTACGCTGATATTTCCTAATAGACCAGCTTGACGTTTTAGTTCACGCATAGCACCATCTTGTAAATACTCATCTACTTTATGATGTACGTCGTTCGTTGCAGCAATCAGATGTGTATTCAACGTTGCGAGCAGTAATTCTTCACGATTTACTTTCATAGAAACGTTATACAGTCGTAATCGCTTATTCGCTTCATCGGAAAAATCTTTATCTTTAACATATTGTCTAGCCAATGTTTCATACTCAGTAACGTCATACTCGCTTACTAACTTCTTAGCTTCACTAACTGTAATACCTTCTTTATCAGCAAAACGTGTATAGTACGATTCCATCTCTTTCCTACACATATTCATAGCGTTCTCTAGTATGCGTTTCACTTCATTAGATACCTGCTCGTCTTTCATTAATTCTGTTGTGAGATTATCTTTCTCACGTTCAATCCAATACGACTGCTTATTGTTTCTCTTTGGCATTATCAACACCTACTTTAGTTAGATCGTAAATGTCAGGACGAGAGTTTTTCAGTTCCTGTTGACGCGCTTCTCTTTCTAATTTCATTTGCTCTGCTTCTTCGTCAGGATTATCGATAAAAGGCAATTGACTGAGTAAAGTTTTTTCTGATATAGAGCCTTGCAACGCAGTAAAAACATCAACTGATTCTTTAATAGCTTTAGGTAGATTAGGTGTAAATGTTACTGTGATGTCTGTATGATCTAATCCATTTCCGACAATGTTATGCATACGGAATAATAATCTATAACGTTTTATCAAGCCTTTTTTAAAGAATCTTTCTTTCGTTGCGCGTTTTTGATCTAGACCAAATAACTTATATTTCATTGATTCGCCTGATTGTGCACCTGCAAAGTTATCATCGTTTAAATCAGGTGTATTTGTGAACTTATGAATGTCATTTTCTAAACGTGTTTTATATGCTTCAGAACCATTCACATCATATTCTTTATAGACATACTTAACATCTGTTTTACCTTCTCCACCAGATGCAGTCATTCCTGGTGTGACTTTAATCATATTAGCATTCTTGAACTTAATAGCTTCGTCGCCTGTTAAATCCACATTACCTATAATTGCTAACATCGCATCGTTTAAGTCTGTCATGTAGTTAGCTGTATCTGACTGAGCGCTATCGTATAAATCAATCAGACTGATTACATTTTCATAATCCCCCTGTTTAAAGCCATCGTTTACGTATTCTGTAATTTGTGGCTCACCATAGTAATGTTCTTGTTCATCAGTAAGATGATAATTACCATCCATTAACTCGTAATAACATACTTTAGTATTGGTATAGACTTCGATACGTTCTAAAGGTTTACCATCACTATCAGTTGAATTACTATATCTGATACCAGCGACCATTTTTCTTTCAATGTCAGTATTGTAAACACAGAAAGTATTTTTCGGATTAAGTGGCAGAAACTTATCTTCATCATTTTCGTTTCTATAAACAACTTCAAATGCTCGACCATAAATTGATAGGTCTAATGATAATTGACTGTTCACAGAATCTGCATCGTTGAAGTCATTTAAATCCATAATCACTTGTTGTGTATTACTATCATTGTGGCTGATAGTTATAGGATTACCTGTCATGTAGCCGACGATAAACTGACTGATATACTTTGCGTAATTATGAGTTGCTCGATGATCTGCTTTATTTCTATCTGTTTCAGCTCGTCTGTTAGGACGTAATACATCGACATTTCTATTCAGATAATAATCTTCTAAAAACTGTAGTCGTGGCAACTGCTCCAACTTATGACGCTGCACGAATTCCCTAATCACGTCTGCGTTATAGATATCTTCTTCATTATTAATCGTGAAGTCATCATTCGCATTAGCGATATAACTTTCTTTGTAATTGTAATTCAATATATTCCCTCCTTAAAAAAGACTCTTAATGTTCATCAAATCGTTTGTTGATAGTGGTGTTTGATGGAACGTATGAGTATAAACAGCGTATCTAAATGCGTCTAATACATCGTCGAACTCTTTAATAGGTTCTCCAGTGTTTTTATTCCATACATACTTATATATTTCTTGTTTAAATCTATCCATACGATCATATACAACAAACAGGCAATTAAGTTTAAATAACTTAGCTACCTGCTCTACACCTGCCATACGATTTTTATTTGCGTAAACTGCGTTAATCCCTTCATCTTTAAACTTCTTGATATGTTCAGTTCTTGCAGTATCACAATAAAAAGGAATTTTTCCGTATCTTTCTTCAATATCTTTTGCAATCATCGCCCATTCATCAATAAATTTATGTTGATGTGCATGTTCTTCAATAAGATATAGATTCTCTTTAAAATCTTTAGCCATAACGACGATTGAACCATAGTGCTCGTACCCCCAATCGACACCCGCGAAGTATTCCTTCATCGGTATCTCGTTTAGTTCATCGGCAGTAATTGTGTTCTGTTCCAAATCAAAGTCAGAATACACAACACCGTCACCACTTACCCACATACCATTGATATTTCGCTCATAGAACATGCCTGATGGCGTACTCGCTTTGATTGACTGTTTATATCGTTCATTCAAAAAAGTGTTGTCGTCGAGCTTAAATTGATAGCTGAGTATACCTGCTTTAGCATCTGTATTCTCAATATAATCTTTAAGCAGCCAATGTTCGGGGTGGTCGGGGTTCGTATCAACTAATATACGTGCACCATAACCACTGCAACGTGATTTAATCTCATCGAATACTTCTTCATGTGCAAGTGATGCTTCGTTTATATATGCACCATAAGCAGTCATACCACGTATTGCACCAATACCACTCACTTTAGAATGACCTGTCTGTACGACCTGCACACCGAATAACATGAATGAATTGTATTTATCAAACTTGAATTCTAATCCATATTTATTCGTAAGTTCTATTAGTACGTTTTTCTGTATCGTTCCTAGCGTTGCACCTGCAAGAATGTATTGAGGTGTTTCTAACCCTTCTTTATCTGCTATCTCTCTGACGCGTATCAACTCACGTAAGAATAAATCATTATTCAGTATCGTTTTACCTGTACGTTTTGCACCATGATTTATTAACATGAACCAATCACGTTTTTGCGTGTCCTTGAGTATCTGTATCTGCTTCTCTGTATAAAGTCCTGACAATTTACTCATGATTAATCACTTCTGTAATCGCATCTTGTAATTGCTTAATCTTATCTTCTTGTGATTGATCGTTAGCCAACTCTTTTCTTTGTTTCTCGATATTCAACTTCAGTTTCTCAACCTCTAGATCATAAAGGACACCTAATTTATTCAGTTCGGTTATAGCACCTAAATAAGCAGTAGCAGGAGCGTGTTTAACTTCGCCATACTCCTCGATTGTCTTACGTGATTGTTCCTTAATCCATTTGAGGTCATTAATTGATTCCTCTCTTGTCCACAACGCTTTATCTTTGAGTTCTGACTTTAATTCGTTGTATCTTGTCATAATCTTGTTATTCTTTAATAGCTTACTCGCCATTTCATAAATAGATGATTCAGTTTTTGCATTCACACTATATCCAGCATCAATATAAGCTTGAACTTGTGATTTGCCTTCTATCAATCCATTGACAAATAGTTCTTGTTTCCCTGTAAGTTTCACTTCACTTACCACCAACTTTCACACTAATTGCTTGATAATTTTTTGTATTAAAAAACACCCACCGGAGAGAGTGAGTGCTTGATTATTAAAATTTAAAAGTTACTGATTCGATTTCTGCACAATTGAAATCCTTCATGGTGTTTCCTACTTCTACACTGAATTTTTTTGAATTTTCTTTGTTTTTTATAATTGAATCTAACACAACACCTTGGGCATTATTACACATTGTTTCAATTTCGATATTTCCATTTAGTTTTATTATCATTTTTGTGTCCATTTAATCCACCCCCCTCTAATACAAATATACAAAAACCACCCAGAATTTACTAGGTGGATTGTAAACAATTAATCACTTTAGGAGATGTAAAGCATTTTTACTTTACATAAATGTATATTTCGTAAGACAGTGACAAGTGTTTTTACTTTACAGAAGAAACAGGTTATAATCTACTTCTTTCGCTATTTTTTCTTTGGCTCTCTCGTAAAATTTCTGTATTGAGCCTTTTGCCAGGTTTAATATTTCTGCCACGTCTTGAAAACTCATCTTCTCGCAGTCAATCATCAAGAATACTTCAAGCTCTCTCTTACTCAATCTCCCTAAAGCATGACTTATATTATTATTCGCATCTTTAATATAATCATCATACTCATCGAATGATACTTTCTTGTAGTGATTATCATCGATTACTGATTCCAGGACTTTATGATCAACTAAATATACTGTACGTTTGTCGATGGCTCTATGCTCGTTTGGATTATGCCCTGAACGTAGCCACTCAATAATGAATATTTGTTCGTTATACATGCTGTTCAATATATTCAATTCATTCATGATAGGACATGCTGCAGTCTGATTTTTGCCTTTATTCTTCCCTTTGCTTTCCTTGTATGCATCAAGCACTTCTTTATGCTCTAATTTAAATGATTCTATGCGCTCTTTTAGTTCTTTGGATGATTGTATATACTCTATCAATAAATCTCTCATATGAGCCTCCTAGCGTGATATAATATAGTTGTCGAATATATAAATCACGAGCCGGTATGGCTCTTTTTTTATGAGATTTTTTCATTTGTTTTATCAATTGCACGCTTAATGTAATACTGTGCTTTCTCCAAGTCCTGAACATCATTTTTATGTGGCGCTCTGGCAACGTATTTAATAACGTTAGCTATACTGTTCGCTACGACTGATGGATAATGCTCGATAACTTGCTCGATGAAATCAATCACTTCAATTTCACCATAATTATAATGTCCTGCTTTATTAATAACGTCGATTACTTTTTCTGATTGCTGAGACGTATTTAATTCATTCTCTAACTTCTCGATGAATGCATTTTTTTCTTTCAGCTGCTCTTCATAATTCAGTACCATCTCAGTCTCTTTGTCTTGATACTCTTTAATCGTCGCATTCGCCTGCTTAACAGTCTCTTGCAAGTTCCTATTTACTTCACTGATTTTATCGATTGTATTTTTATGATTTTCAAGTTGAGAATTAAGGTTTTTAACTTTATTATCAACTCTATCTTCAACAACCTTTTCTAATTTTTTGAGTTTAGCTGTCGCATCTTTCTCGAACGTCTCTCTATCACGAATCGCTTTCTTTTTATCTTTTTCAAGCTGCTTGATTTCTAAATTTTTTTCGACAAGTTTCTCTTCATACGTTTTTTTATCTGATTCTTTGTTCTCAAATAATATTCTGTATTTATCTTCTAACTCTTTAACTTGATCAAGTAACTTGTCATATTCAGACTTCTCAATCGTTTCAACAATTGGTATTTGACTTGCACCTTTTACAGGTTTCGTCTTAATTACAGGTGCTTCATCAAAGATAAGTCCTTGCTCTCGCTGAGCTTTCAGTTTTTTGAACTCCTTCATGTTCTCACTTCTAAATTGAAGTAATGACTGATAAGCAACTCCAATTTCATTTGCTGCTTCCTTCATATTTTTAGTTTTGAAAATAACCTTATCTACTTCTTCAACAGTTAATCCTTTTAGTGTCGTTCTCATGCCATTCGCTCCTTTTTTATTATTGAGGGACGGATAACCGCCCCATTTTAATTTTTAAACTCAATCACTTTTATAATAATCTTAGCTTCTTGACTAAAAATCTTTCTCGTAACAATTTCATAAACTTGACCATCATCATTCCAAATATGATTGTTAGCTGCATCCATAACAGTTTTCAATAAATTATCAATATCAGGTTTAATATGATGTGGTTTATCTAATAACAAAGTTCGTTTCTTCTTAGTCCAGCTTTTAGCCATTGGAATAAAGAAGTAAATCTCTAATTTAACAGGATCTTCAATTAGTAACTTCGGCATCTGCTTTTGAATATATTCTTTATGTTTCATGTAACTAGCAGGCATATATGTCTGAATAAATTTACCAGCATTTCTGAATCTCGGTCTTGGTGATGGCATCGGCTTTTCAAAGCCTTTTCTATCAACATATTTAATCTCGAATCTAGTGACTGACATAATGAATAACTGCTTTCATCTGTTTTTCATGATACAGATATCGAACATCGACTACTTGTGCTTGCTTATTAGTTTCTAAATCATAAATTACATTGTTAACCTGTTTTTCAAAATCACCAACTAAACTAATGACTTTAATCTTCATTATGATCACTCACTTTCGCTTTAATCATTTCAAGTGACTTCTTCACTACCCTGCTGAATTGATCCATGTACTTACTTGATTTGATTGTTGTCTTCATCAGTAGCCACTCTCCTGACGTTGATGATTAACCTTCATCTTCTTCTTGTACGCTTCAACTAGTTCATCGACAGTATAGTAAGTGTTCGCGAACATAAATGGAGCATACGCTAGGCTGACAATCACACTAATATCGATTCCGTTTATTACTTCATTGGTCAATTTACTTAATATCATTACAAAATTTGCTGAATTTAATTCAAAAGTTGCATCTGACTGTTCTTTAGCAAGCCCTACGAAAAGTGTTGATAATTGTTTTTCTGTATATCCCGTTTTATCTCCAACCTGATTCATTAAAGATAAGCCGAACGCTAACATATCAGCGAGTTCTTCTAACTGTAATTCTCTAGCTTTACCTTTATTCTGTTTCCAATTCTTAAAGAATTCTACTGTATTAACCCACTCAACAAATTCGATAAAGAATGCAGCCATTGAATCGCTAATATTCTTCGTTTCGATTCGATCATCAAAATTACGTTGGATCTGTAACAGTTCCTTAACTTGTTCTTTAGATAAATTAATCATTATTCATACCCTCCATAATCCCTTTAATAATTGCTGTTACTACACCTATTGCTATTGCTCCGATGACCACTGCGACTGAAATTGTTAATATCCATAGTAAAAAGTTAATCATTGTTCATTCTCCTTTGTTTCATTTTCAGGTTGATAAGGCATCACTTCATCGATTGTTATATAGTTTGGATGTTCGTCTGCACTTACTTCTTGAACATCTACTATTTCTTTCTTTATTTTTACGTTGTCAGGATGGCTGTTCATTACCTGAATGGCTCTTTCTTTTGCGTGATCAACATCGTGCGCTTCTACTACACAAAATGGATGAAAGAAGAACACACCTTTTATAATCTCGAATGTTACTTTGTATATATTAGTCACAATCCCTCTCTCCTTTCGTGTTATTCGTCTAATATCATTAGCGATATGTTTTTAGTATTAAATCCCAACAAAGCATTATCATTACCTATACTCAAAAACTCTGCACCATCTAAATATTCCTTATAAATCTCTTTTACTGTTCTTCTATCGTTAATCTCTTTTTCTCTTAAAATAATCGGGTCATTATTTCCAACTAGAAAAATAACTAATTCCATCTCTCATTTCCTCCTTGTGATTTTTAATTTAGGTTACTCTAGGTTATTCGTTAGGTTAGTTCAACAACTCTGGGTGCTCGTGAATGTTGCCGATGATTTCATAATTCATATTTGTTGAACTTTTATTAATTAGATTCCAGCCTAATTCATTTTCGTTCCATTCAACCAACATTACTCTTTCATGGTCTCCGTGGATATTCCACCATCTTGCTATTACCACATCCCCCTCGAAAATCTCCTTAGCGTTCACGTCATGTAAGCCTGTTGATTGCATGAGTACTCTATCATCTTCATCAACCACATAGTTAAATTCATCTAGTACATGAATACCAAATTTATCAATTTCCATTGTGAAATCTCCTAAAAAACGCTTTTTCTTTTTATCAAAAATTCTAAACTTCGGTATCATACTTTCTCCTCCTAATAATCAAATAACGTCGCTTGCAATCCAGGCAGATAATTTACCTTCGTTTCATAGAACTTCTCCAGATCGTAGACTGTCTCAAACTGCTCAACGTATACTTCACCATGATTAACATCGAGTACGACATAAGCATCACCTTCTATTGTGAACATGATGCTGTTATTGTCGCTCGTCTCCCAATTACTGAATCTGTATTTATTAAATAATTGAATCCACTTTCGATATTCTAAGAATTTAATCATTTAAGAATTCTCCCAATTGCTATTCAATTCTTCGAGTAACTTCTGACGTTCCCTTTCAAGCTCTTCTTCATCGATGTCTTGTTTTTGAGTATTCTCCTGATTGATCCAGGACGGTGTCATTTCTTTAGATTGTGGCTGTTGATTATTTTTGAATGAACCACGTTGTCTTGAAGTCTCACGTTGCTCTTCATATAATTCAATCGCTTTAACATCCTTCAATCCTCTTTTTCTCCAATCATTAAGCAGAAAGTTAATAAACTTGTAATCATGATTTCCATTAAAAGCACTTTTTTCGATAGCTTTCATCATGACATCTTTACCATAAGCATCAAAATCATCACTGATTTTATTGATAGTCATCTGAGGAGGTACCATTTCAATATTCTGTTGATATGCGATAAAAACGTCTGAGAAGTCGTTCTGTTGTGTTGTATTATTCTTTACTTCTTTACTTCTTAACTTCTTTACTTCTTCATTAGTTGTTACCTCTTTGTTACCTCTTTGTTGGTTCTTTGTTACCTCTTTGTTAGTAACATTGTTAGTTTCTTTGTTGGTCTTTTCTTCACGCGCTTGATAAATCCCCCAATTTACAATGGTTATAAGCCTGTTAACCTTTGTTGATTGGTTTGTTAGAAAACCTAGTCGCTCAAATCTCGCAAGCGCACTGCGAACATTCTGCACTGAAATCCCTTTTCCACATTCATCAGCTATACTTTGCAGGGAAGTAACGAACTGACCAGGCTCTGTTTTATACTTAACTCCCTGATATTCCCACTCACTTGGCATGAAGTCTGCCATAATTAATAACTGTATTAATATCGCTTTATGCTCCGGAGTTGATTGTTTCCATATCGGTTTTTCTACTAAAGCACGATGAAGTTTTAAATAACCTGGTCTTTGCATTTACTTCATCCTTTCTCAGAACGGTAGATCATCATCTGAAATATCGATTGGCCCACTATTATTAAATGGATTAGTGTTCTGTCCTGTAGTTGTTGAAGATGTTCCATAGCTACCATAATTATTTGTGTTTGTTTGTGTGCTTTGTGCTTCATCCTTTTTCTTATTCAAGAAAAGTACTGTCGAATCAATATTATTTACGATTAGCTGCATACCATAATGCTTAACCCCATTTTGGTCCTCATAATTGTTATTTCTCATCTCACCACTAACAGACATGACATATCCTTTTTTAGCGTAGTTATTAATAAATTCAGCTGTCTTCTTAAATGCAACGCATCTGATAAAGTCTGATTCGTATTCATCATTTTGATTTTTATAGCTACGTCGTACTGCTAACTCGAAATTAATGAGCTCTGTTCCTGATGAAGTCACTCTGTATTCAGGATCCTTTGTTATTCGTCCTATGAATTTACAATCATTCATTTATAGTTGCCTCCTACGTAGACAGGTACACCTGCTACTTCCTGTATTTTTTCTTTAATAACTGCTGCATTAGAATTTGAGTTCGATAGGTGAATCAGATGTACTTCTTTTAATTGAGTAGTATCTGTCGCTCTTAAGAATCCTACAGCATGTTCTAAACTGAAATGCGATTTCATAATTCGTCTAGCAAGTCCGGGATGCAGTGAACCGTTCTGAACGTTATTCTGCATCTCTTCATAGATATAATTAACTTCAAGCATCATGTGCGTGATACCTGGAAACTTATACTGACAGTAGTAAGTATCAGTAACGAATAGCAGCTTATATCCATGTGTACTCTTTAGCAGATAACCGCAGGGCTCTTTCGCATCATGATTTACTCTGAAAGCCATTATCGACCACGTACCAATTTTAAAAGTTTTCTTATACTCAACTTCATACAATCTGTGATGCTCTAAATTAATTCCTTCTAACGTTCCTTTTGTCGCATAACATTCTATTCCATGTTTTAAATACTGTTCTGTATATGCTGCATGATCGTTATGTTCATGAGTGATTAAACAACCTTTGATTTTAGAAGTTTGAAACTTCACTGCCTTTTGCATTTCTTTGAATGATATGCCTGCTTCAAGCAAAAGGTCAGTATGGCCATCAGATATCCTGTAACAGTTACCTGATGATCCACTGCCTATAGTTTGTATTAAAATGGGTCTTCTTCGTTTTCCGGTACTGTTGAAGTCGATGCAGGCTTTTCATCTTCAACTTCTTCAAATTCAGTTACGTCTTGAACTTCTTCTACAGGTTCAATGTCATCAATATCTAATACTTCAACCGCTTGATTTTCTTCGATCTCTGCATCGAATACTTCTTTGCGTTGTCGCTCTTCAATATCTTTAACGTGCTGTAAGTTAGCATCTGTTGATGTGTTGATGTATCGTTTAGCTGCTCGATTGATTACTGTTTTCTTGGCCATTTCTTCTTTGAAGTTGTTATGCGTTTTAGAATTCTCTAATGCTTTTTCATCTTTAATCATCGATGACTGCATCCATGCCTGCTTAATCTGTTCCATTGTCATTACTTCAATATAATTCTCACGATCATCATCAAAGACGATAGTGCAGTAAGCTCCAACGATGTTTTCTTTCTTCATATTAAAGAAGTCCTGTTCATGACTGATTGATTTAACACGTCCAGTTTCATCTAATTTATGTTTGAATGTGTCACCTTCATAAATCACTTGTGCCACTACATCTTTCGCTCCAGCATCACGTTTAAGCATCATGATATTTCCATGATATGAGCGTTGTAACTGCATCTTGTTACCGTAAGGAATAAAGTAGCATTGATTCTTTGCGGGATTTAATCCTTGAGTTACCATGTCCAAGAATGCAGTTGCTTTCGATGCATCAGTACATGCCATCAGCTTTGAGTTCTCTGAAATTTGCAACCATGCCTGTTTTAATGCATTTGATGGTTCATAGTCACGTGGTAACGATAAGTTTCCTTGAGATTCTAGTACTCGTACTTTATTCAGTACGCTGTCTGATACGTTCTTTTCTGCGATTAATTGAGCTTCTACTTTTTGTAATTGATTGTTTGTCATTGTTTATTCCTCCGTATTTCTTAATAATTTGTATGGTTCTACTTCTAACTTTCTTGCTATTCGTTCTAAATAAGTGATCGACACGTTTTTCTTACATGTCTCAATTTCACTTATATGTTGCCTAGATGTGTTCAATTTCATGGCTAAGTCGTTTTGACTTAACTTATTAAACTTTCGATATGCTTTAATATTCATTGCGATAACTTGATTAAGACTCATTGCTCAATCTCAATTCTTTATCACCTTTACTAACCTTCAACTCAATCTGTTGCGAATTTGTCTGATATACATTCGTGACAGATTCTGCGTTATCGATAAAGATTGGAGCGTAAACGTTATAATGTTCAGTTAAAGTATTGATGATGTCTAAACCTACGTTAATCATCGCTGCAGTATTTAAACCTCTACCAAATTCGATGCCATCGAAAGTAGTCATGCATGTTTCTTCAATGTTTCCGTTCTTCTTCTCATCGAATAATTTAAATCTGGCCAGCTTAAATTTATTGTTAATTGATTCTTCAATCGTCTTAACTTTCGTGCGATTAAATTCATCGATTAAGTACAGTTGATAATTCAATTCTTCTTTAATCGAGATAAGTTCTTCTTCCTGGATGCGTAACTCTTTGATACGCTCATCAATGCGTTTATTGTTATCGATGTTCGCTTGATGTTTATTGAATTCAAGAACTTTCTGATCTAACTTATAGATTTCTTCTCGAATAGCATTGACCTTCTCTTTATTCATTTCTGCGATGTTACTTCTTTGATGATTTAACTGATTGATTTCTTCGAGTATTGATTTGTATTCAGTAGTTTCATTAACAGGTATTAGCTCATTTGATAAGCTTTCGATTCGTGATTTAAGCGAATCGATAACCTTTTGAACGTCATCTACTTTCTTTTGCTCAGTTTGCAGATCACTTTCTAATTTTTCAATTGTCGGCTTGAACTGCTTACCCTGCTCTAACAACCTCTGCTTACGTTGATTAAGCTGTTCTAACTTCAATGACTTATTCTTGTTGAACTGCTCTAACACTTTTTGCTTTGTACTCTCGATTTTTTCAGGTGGCAGTGCCTGGCCACAACACGAACATGTATCATCTACAGTTGCGACATGTTCTGATCCTTCAACTTCTTTAATTTCTGCATCGACTTCTTTATATTCTTTTAACTTCAATTCACGATTTGTTTTATTATCATTAATCGATTGGTTAATCATGCGAACCTTTGACTCAAAGTTGAGTTTATTGCTTTCTTCAAGAGATAGCTTTGACTTTAAGTTATTGATATTCGATTGATTATCGCTTGAATGATTCTGTTCAAGTAACTTTAATTCATTCTTCTTTTGTGAAATCTGATTGCGTAATTCAATTTCTTCTGACCCGTTATTTATTGAATGGATCTGACTCTCGAAGTCAGCAATCTGCTGCTTAACTTCGTCGACATTGATATCTGTATTTGTGACTTCTACCTTCGATAATGTCGCTTCATTGATGCGGACAGGAATATCTTCAATATCATCGTTAGTCTTTTTGAGCTTGTCCTTGATTACTTTCTTCTGGTCTTCTACTGATTTGTTTTTCAAGATTTCAATTAGTGGCTCAAGCTCTTTGTTACTCTCTATTATTTCTGTGTCTGAAAGTTGGCCACATACTTCAAATAAGATTTTTCTTCTATCTGTCCAGTGCAGATCATTGAACGTATGAATATTAGTCACTAGCTTGAAAATATCTTCATCGATTATTTCGCTAATCTCTTTCTTGAAGTTCGTAATCGTGAAAGGTACATCGTCAATATACTGCTTGCCTGTTCGTGACTTCGTATATTCTTTAGCACCAGTCATTTTATTTTTCATGTACTTTGGAAACGATTCTTTTGTAAGTTTCAATTCCTGGCCATCTTTATCAAATACTGCTGTTACATGCGGAATTGATTCGTATAATTCGTTATTATCTTTATCTAGTGGCACAACTTCAATCTGCTTTCCTTGAAGGTTCTTATCAAACAATAACCATTGAAGCGCAGTTGCTGTTGTTGTCTTACCTGAACCATTCTGGCCATATATTGTTGCGTTCTGGCCATCGAAGTTGAATGAATGTTCCTTGATACCCTGAAAGTCTTTTATGATCAATTGCTTTAATTTTAAATTCATTGCACGTCCTCCTAAATTCCAAATCGTTTAAGCTGTGTAAACAACTTATCCATTTCAGTAATGTTTTCTTCAACGTACTCATAAAGTGCTGTAACTACTTCATCATCCATGCCCCAAAAACATGACTCTTCAAATATGTCTTTTCGGAATACAAGTTCAGATGTATCATCATGAAGAATGTAAAAACTTACTTTCTCTTCATACTTTTCTTTGATTGCAGTAAAACTCATACATCTGAAATCAAATTTATCTTTCACAATCGCAATAGGACTTTTAACTAAAAATGTGCTCGGTAAATTTTCCATAACTATCTCCTTTTATATCTTGAGATATGCTATTATGTAAGTGTTGAGTTTACGTGAGTGCATATCTTTGATATGTGCTTTTATTTTTTGTAGCAGAACTTAATCTGGCCACCGTAATTATTTCTGAATGTTCGATAGATGATATATACATCGTCACGCTTTGAATAATATTCAAAGTCTTTTCTCCATCTTCGCTTTTCCTTATTGTCATAGTTGAGTATGATCGTATGCCGGATATTCCTCATCTGATAAAGTACTCAATATACATACATTCGTTTTTATCATCTACACCATAATCAACAAGAATGTAATGTTTACTTTCTCTGATTTTTCTAATCTCATACTGCCAAATGTTATATTCATAAATTTTGAACGTATCCCTCTGCAGTTTTCTTTCAGGTTTAATCAGTTTCATAATATGCTTTAGTGTCAAATGTCTCACCACCTTTTAATATTAAATGATCCTAGATTTACAACCCTTGAATAATTCATTATTCATTCACCCAATCTGTATGAATGGCAACAATGAATAAAAGCAGGAATGCAATCATAGATGATGCTAATAAAGTGCCAGGCGACAGATTTACGAAAAGAGCGAAGAACATCATCGCTAATAATGTGAACGATGTTAAAAAGAATGTTATGAATAATGACTTTACAAAGTTCATGCTGTTTCTCCTTTCAAGTAAGGGAATTTTTCTTCAAACTTCTTAACTGGAACTTTACCTCTGACTGAATAGAAACCGTCTTTTTCCATTTCTTCATTCATTCGTCTGATTTGAGTATGAGCATAAGACTTCGAACACTCTAAAAGCTCCATAACATCTTTAGCATTGTAAAAGTGTTTCATATTTGGCCCTCCTTACTGTTATAATTTTCTTAATCCGATTAAGAAAGGTGGTGAAAATATTGAATAGTTATATCATCAGTTATGATCTAAACAACCAGAAAGACTACGATAGCTTGATAACCGCTATTGAAACGTATTCTCATGCTGCTCGTATTAATAAATCTGTTTGGTTTATTAAATCAAATGATACAGTCAAAGAAATAAGGGACAGTTTAGGTGAACTCATCGACAAAGACGATAGTTTATTTGTCGGAAAACTTACAGGCGCCGCCGCTTGGAGAAATGTAATCTGCTCAAATAAGCATCTAAAAGATAATCTTTAATGAGTAGACACTACTTTGATACTTTCTGCTCTTTCAATATTATTTATTTCTCGGATTAACTCTTTCTGATTTATTTGTTTAAGACAAATTCCTGAATGAGCATCTTCTTCAACTAATAAATCAAACAATTCTTCTTTTTTTGTAGCTCTCTTAATCTCCTCCGCCAAGACGACGATTAAGAGGGCTATTTTTAATGTTTGTAATCTATTCATGTCACATCCTCCTTTCACTGATTTTATTAACAGCTATACTTAATGTCTGACCATCGTACTTCTTCTTTATTTCTTCTACAGCTTCATCAACTGACATTGCTTGGACAATCTGAGTTAAGTTAGTAATTACCGTATTGTTCCTCTTGCTCAGCAAGTCGTAATACACTTTGAAATACTTTGTGGTTCTGGTGGATTTATCAATCATGAAGCGGTGCATTATGCCATCTATATCTCTTTTTACGATTACCTTACCGTCTAAGATGTCTAGCAATTGTTCTTTAGTAAATGTCACTTCTTTATGCATGATGTCTGACACCGCCTTTATCCTCAAACTCTCTTGCACTTTCTTCGAGTTCTTTTCTTAACTTCTCACGTTCCTTTTCAAGCTCATCATCACTCAGTTCATTTGAGTTGTTGTGTGCTGGTACTTCATTAGATTGTTTGTTCATCCATTCAGGTGTCATTTCTTTGGATTGGTTATTATTCTTGTAATTTCCACGTTGTCGAGCTTTTTCTAATGCTTTGAATTCTGCTTGCTCTCTTGTCTTAATATTTTCTGCTTTACAGCGTTTTAATATGCTTTGGATGTAGGCATATCTTGTAATATTATTTAATGCTGCTTGTTCCATCGCATACATTACTAAATCAATTCCAAACTCTTTTAGATCATCTGACATGAAAGTTACAGTTGTATTGTTAACAATCGGATTAATATTTTCTGTGTAGAATTTATAAACCGATGCAAATTCTTTATCATCTTGCTCCACCACCACTTGCTCTTCTTTATCGATATTCACACCTTTATCATTGGTGGTACTGTTATTTGTTATATTGTTATTCTTAAGACTGTTATTCTTAAGACTGTTATTCTTAGTCCCTACATTTTGTTCCGATACGTTTTGTGTCGATACGTTTTGTACCGGTACATTTTGTAAGGTTACGTTTTGACCCGATACGTTATTGTTATCGTGTTGTTTTGTACCGATACTATTTTGACCCGATACTATTTTGACCCGATACTAATGCATGATTAATGTGATAGATATTGTTGCTGAATCCATTTGATGTTCTCTTTCTAGTTACAGTAAGATATCCTGCATCTTCTAATTGCTTTCTGTATTTCTTGAATCTTCTTTCACTTATATTTAACTCACCACATATTAATTCAACACCTGGAAAAGCTGTACTAGATGATCCTGCATATGATGACAAGTATGCATAGAGTGCTTTCGCCTCTATGTCGATACTTGTATCTTTCATTACACTTTTAAATACAAGGCCATATCCTTGTATATTTGATTCAATTCTTTGTTCTGACATTAAATCCACCTTCAATCTTTCTAAAGTAATTAAGTAATCCTTCAAGATCTGCAAACTGCTTATGCACTGTCATTTTTGTTTTACCTACTCCATCTACACCGTACTTAGCAACTTGCAGATACCAGCATGAGTCTTTTAAATATATAAATGCTTTGTAATTATCGAATGATTTAATCCATTCAAGATTATGTGAAGTTAATTCCTGGAACCCTTCTAGTTTTAATAAGTCTACATCTCCGAATCTAGTAGCCATTCGATACACCTCTCACTTCTACAGAACCGTCTTGAATGTCTTTGATTCTATTCAGAGTAGATTGATTAGGATGCCAATTAAATGCCGTCTGTAACGCTCTATCTGAGTATTTCTGACGTATTTGTGTTCTTGTAGTTACATAGCATGAACTATTTACTTCGTTGTTGATGTCTTTATATAGCAAATCTTTAATCTGCTTATTTTCTTCTTTCGTCTGTCCATATAACTTTTGAATATCAATCACTGACATCACACGTTTATTAATCGTTCTACGTAGATGATCATATTCATCAGATGCAAGCTTCTGATTTTCTTTTAAATCAATGACTTCACTTTTAATATTTGCTACTTCTTCATTTGTGTTTTTTTGTTCCTGGAACATCAATTCAAGTGCTTCCATCGGATTAGATGGTACTTTGTATTCACCTTTAATTCTTAATTGTTTAAGAATATGTTTAACTTGTTTTTTAAATTGCTTTGCGATAGGTTTTCTTGATTGCATTAAAACTTCATATAGACCATATTCAGTTAGCATTGTTGCTGAGCGTCTTTGACCTGCACTAAGGATTACTGAGTTCAGCCTTTCTTCCTCGTCGATACCTCGCAACATTTCAGTTGGGTTACTATGTTCAATCCAGTTAGCAACATCTTTCGCTAAAAATAATGGATTCTCAAAATCTCCGTAAATTTTAAATTCCTGCCCTAAAATATTTTCGCTGCTAATTACTTTAATTTCGTTCATTTTCATAACCTCCATGTGTTATAATTAAGTTGTTAATTTTCATAACCGTTTTTCTTAAACCGCTTCTAAACTGCGAATTTAGATGCGGTTTTTTATTTGTCTTGTAATAACTTTCCTGCATCAGTACCTCCATAGATGATTAGCATTAAGAAAAACATGATTGTAACCGTTAAAGCTAATGGATCCATCGAAGTGTTAATAGCCATGCAGTAAATTAAGCTAATTGCAAATGCTGATAATGTAAGTAGCGCTTGTATAATAATCGCTAATAAATACTTCATTTTTGTCTCTCCTTTATTAATTTTTTAAATACTTCTAAGCATTCTGGATATAAATACAAAACTCTCGCTCCATGTTTAACTGTTATTTCCACGAACTCCTGCTGGTTTGTATATTGATTTGTTAAAGTTGTTTTACTTAAACCTGTCAATTCAATTAACTTCTTCATATCTACCGCAGCATACATGTGCTTACAATCATTCAACTTTTCTTCAACTTTCTTCATCACAAGTTCTTCAATGAATTCATCAGGAATTGATATTTGCATAATTTACCTCTTTAAAATTATTACGAAGTCTCATAAATGCGACTTAATTTATAAAAAAAATAGAGATTGATTCCTTTTTTGTCAGTCTCAGTATTTTAACAATAGTTTCTATTTCACCTATCGTAAAATTATTACCATTATCTTTCATTTTTCTGTATAAGGTGCTTCTTCCCATACCGATTTTCTCAGCAAATTGTTCAAGATTATAACCTTTACTTGCAATCATTTTTTTTAGTTCTTTAATATCTACCATATTCCACTCCTTTTAAGTCTCATTTGTGCGACTTCGTAATTTAATAATAGCATAGCCATGTTTAAAGTCAATAATTTAGTTGCATAAATGAAACATTTTATTGTTGCAAAAATGAAACGTAAAATTTATAATGAACTTGTAGACAAAAAGACTACTAGGAGGATTTTTATGTGTGTCGGTGCAAGAATTAAAAAATTAAGAATAAAGAGAAATGTATCTGCCGACGATTTAGCTAAAGCTGTTGGAGTATCAAGAGCAACTATTTTTAGGTATGAAAATGGTGATATTGAAAAAATGCCAGCTACTACTCTCGAAAAAATTGCAAAGTATTTATTTACTACACCAGCATATTTAATGGGTTGGGAAGAAGATAACTCTAATTCTAATGATCACAATGAGATTGCTGAGACAATAGCTGCCCATATTGATGATGATGCCACTGAAGAAGAAATAGAAGAAATATTAGCATACATAGAAATGAGACGCAATTTAAGAAATAATCGAAATAAGTAAGGAGTTGTGAAGATGCAACTTAGAGAGAGATTATTGGATCCTTATCCAAACATGGTAATTGAATATGATGAAGATATGCCTGTTAAAATGGGAGGATTATACGAAAGATACTTTGAATATCCTAACGGGATTATCACTTTAGCAGATAGACTTAATTATTATATGCAAAATGGTCACTTAGCTGAAGAAATCGGGCATCATGAAACTTCATATGGTGATATCACTAATGCATATAGACGACAATATAATGTTGATGCAGCAAGACAAGAATTAAGAGCTAGAAGATATGGCCACAAACTTATATTACCCTTAGAACGATTAATTAAATGCTATGAACATGGGCATTGGGGAGATATATACGAAATGTGCCTACATCTTGAAATAGATCGAGTGCATTTCAATGAGGCAATAGAAGATTATAAAGCGAAGTTTGGATTATATGTTAGATATTCAGGCTACCTAATACAATTCGAGCCTTTGAAGATTCAAGAATTATAAAATGGATAATCGGCTTATGCCTTTATCATATAAATAAATATAAGGGAGAAATTAGAAATGAATCTACACGCGAAACAAAACATGAGTCAAAATGATTTACTACTTTTACGTTCAGAAATGGACAAGAAAGAAAAGAAGCCCGTTGTTGCTTGGTTGTTATGGCTATTCTTCGGTGGTATCGGTGGACACCGTTATTATTTAGGTGATATCGGGTATGCTATTGGAATGACACTTACATTAGGTGGTTTAGGTTTTTGGACACTTATTGATGCTTTTTTAATTAATAATAGAATCAAAGAAAAAAATGAAGAAATCGAAAGGGATGTAATGATTCAAATGGGAATTGGTCGAAACTAATAAAGGAGAATAAAATCATGAGCAAACGAACTGAACATTATTATGATGAAAACGGTAAGCTAGCTGTAAGAGAAGTTGAAAAAAAGCGTAATCCATTTTTATTGGGCTGCTTAGGATTATTGTTATTATTTATCCTTTTAGGCGCTTGTGGCGCATTATTAGGTGGTAATGACACTAAAGAAGAAAAAGCTACAACAGAACAAAAAAATACAACTAAAGATACTACTAAAGAAGATTCTACGACTGAAGAAGTGACGAAAGATAAAACTACAACTGAAGAAGTAACAACTGAAGCGCCTGAAACAGAAGAAAAGAAAAACGAAGCTACTCGCCAACAAAAAGCTGCGTTAGGCAAAGCAAAAACTTATAGCAATATTATGCATATGTCTAAGCAAGGTATCATTAATCAATTAACTTCTGAAATTGAAGGTTTTTCTCAAGCTGATGCACAATATGCTGTTGAAAATTTAAAAGCAGATTTTAAAGAAAATGCTCTTAAAAAAGCTGAAACCTACGCTAAAACTCAAAATATGAGTAATGATGCTATTTACAATCAATTAACTTCTTCTATTGAAGGATTTACAGCAGAAGAAGCACAATATGCAGTTGATAATCTTAAATAATAAAACTGAATAATAAGGGTGTGTTTTGCGTACCCTTATTTTTTATACCCATTTTTAAGAAAGGAGCTCTTTTATGGCAGTATATAAAGACAAAAATACAGGTAAATGGTACTTTTCTGTACGTTATAAAGATATTTACGGTAATAATAAAAGAAAACTAAAGCGTGGATTTGATAAGCAAAGAGAAGCTAAAGCAGCAGAAGCTAAATTCTTAACTGAATCAGTTGATAGCTATTCATCAGAACAGACATTCGAATATGTATTCTATCACTACTTAGATTATTCAGACTTGCGCCCTAAAACACGTAAACGCAAAGAAAATGAATATAAGAAACACATCCAGGAACGCTTTGGACATATTAAGATAAGTGAGATTAAGCAGAATCAGTGTCAAGAGTTCAGGAAGTATCTTATTGATAATCTACCCTCAGTCAATTCTGCACGAACGGTGTGGAGTGGTTTTAAAGTCGTAATTAATCATGCAATTAAGCATTTCGGGTTGCGCATTGATCCAACAGTATCGATTAAACCTATCCCTAGAAAGAAACCTAAACCGACATTTATCATGCGTGATGATTTTGATAATAAGGTGGATAGTTTTATAGATGATGCTTACGTAGAAGCAAGTCAGTTGATGTTCTATTCAGGATTGCGTGTCGGAGAATGTTTTGCATTAACATGGAAAGATTTAAATTTAAGCAAGAATGAGTTGATGGTATCAAAGACAATGGATATTACTAATCGACAAATATATGACAGAGCGAAAACAGAATCATCTGAAACAATCGTTGTATTTCCACAATTTATATCTGATATTTTAAGTGATAGATACGAGCGAGAAAGTAAGAAATGGCAGTACTTTAATGATGATTATTTCGTCTTTGGTGGTATCGCACCAAAACATTATGCACACTATCATAAGAAATTTAAAGAAGTGTTTCCAGGCTACCATATACATTCATTGAGACATAGCTATGCATCATACCTAGCGAATAACGGTGTAGATATTTTTGATCTACAACAGCTAATGCGACATGCACGCATCACAGAAACATTAGATACTTACTCACATCAATATACAGATAAAAAGCACAAGGCAATTTCCGTATTCGATAAATAAATGGTATCAAATCGGTATCAAAGCCCTGTGCTTTCTTTTATTTATTCAGTTATATCAACGGATAAGC